ATAGAAGAAGATTTAGACGCTCAGCCACAAGATAGAGATGTTAAGAAGAAAAAAGGAACACAACCTAAGAAGTATTACAAACAGTTATCTAAAGATGTTAAAAATAAGAGAGCTGATTACTTTAAAAGTAAAGATACTACAAAGAATGATAACAAACCAGCGCCAGGTGATAAAGGTGCTAAGACTAAACCAAGTATTCATACTAAGAAATACAAACAAATGTATGGTGAAGTCTATGAGATTGGTACACCAGAGTACACAAAACATACAATTGATATGACACCAGGTCAGGAAAACCCTATCAAAAAAGTAAAAGGTTTCTTAGACAGAGAAAGAGAAAAGCCTACTGAAAAAGATGTAAAAGAATGGGCAAGTACAGAGTCTACAATGAATAAATATAGGGAACGATACAAAGAAGAATGGAAGGCAAAACTGTCAGAGGTTGTTGCTAAAATGATAGAGAAACTATAATGAAAACTTTTAAAGAGTACGAAAACATTGATAAATCATGCGAAGAATGTATCTTTGAACATGAACAAGAAGGCATTTACGAAGCTGAGTATCAAGGTAAGACAGTAAAATTAAACGACCCTATTAGAGGTGGTTCTAAAAAGTTTTATGTTTATGTAAAAAATGATAAAGGTAATGTTGTCAAAGTATCGTTTGGCGACACAACAGGTTTAAGTATTAAACGAGATGACCCAGCTAGAAGAAAAAGCTTCAGAGCTAGGCACAACTGTGATAATCCAGGACCGAAGTGGAAAGCAAGGTACTGGTCGTGTTATCAATGGAGAGCAGGAGCAAAGGTAAATAACTAATGACAAGATACAGAAAAACAATGGCACAAGCCATGAACGAGGGTGCTATTCAAATGCAGATAGCAACTTTGAAAAAGGCTTATGAGCCAATGAGAAATAAAAGAATCTCTTTAGATAATGCAAACAAATTAAGTCAGATTTTTAATAGATTTGATTCAAATAAAGAGATGTTAAAACAGTTATATAAAGCTGATATTCCTTTTGTATCTGCTATGGCTACTTCAAGACTTATTAGTAAGCATAACATGAAAGCTCAAGAACTAATGCAAATTAGAAAAGAGGGCATTGAAACTTCTACAGATGAATTAAAACAAATTAACGAACACTTTTTAAGTGAAGGTGTTGGTCACATTTCAGGTTTCAGAAACGACAAAGAAAAAGCAAATATGATTTCTTTGGCTAAACAACATGGTTTAAAAATTGATGATAGTGGTTCTAAACTAAAACTATCTGGTAACATGAGAAAAATTTTAGACATGCAATTAGCCGCACAAAAAAATGGTCTAAAGGCTGAAGAAGTTAGATTATCTTTAGATGAAGGCAAAATGTCACAGATTGACCAAATGCAAAAAGATGGTAAGTCAGCGGCTGAGATTGCTAAGTTAATGAAGTTAGATGTAAAAACTGTTAAGAGTATTTTAGGTGAAGAAGAAAAACTACATGAATTTAAAAAGATGACAGTAACTTTTAAATCAATGGCTGATATGGCAAAAGCTTCTACAGATTTAGCGAAACATGGTTTTACCATTGACGCAAAAGGTATGGTTATGAAAGTAGATGGTAAAGGTGCAGACCTTAACAAGTATGCTACTGACCTTAAAAACTTTTACAAAGCTTCTATTAGAGCAGAGAGTTATACAATTGATGAAAGCGCTGATGAAGACTTTTACAATCCAGTTACAGAGGCTTGTTGGACAGGTTACAAACAAGTAGGCATGAAAGACAAGGGTGGTAAACAAGTACCTAATTGTGTGCCGGAAGAAACTGTAAAAGAAGATAAAGACCACGAAATATCAATGGCTCGTGGTGAGTTAGAAGCTATAGCTGATAAAGCTACAAAATTATCATCTATGTTACAAGGTAAATCAGATGAAGGCAATCCTTTAGAAGCATGGGTACAATCTAAAATTACAAAAGCAAAAGATTATATTAATTCAGTTACAGATTATGTTGAATACAATCCAGATATGGCAAATGAGGCTATAGATGATAAAAAGAAAATGAAAAAGGCAGATGTTGAACCTGATAATGACGCAGTTGAAAAAAAAGAAGGTTCAGATGATAAAGAAAAATTAAAAGCTGAAATTGAAAAGAAAGACGCAGAAATTCAATCTTTAAAAGTAAAAGCAGAAACAGAAAAAGCTAAAGTTGCAAAAAAAGAAACTGAAAAAATGGTAAATCCTGAAACTGGTGAACCATTGTTACAAGTAGGTATTGCATACAAACATCTTAGAGATAAGATGAAAAAAGAAAGTGCAGATTATTTACAACCAAGAATGAATCCTACACAACTTGCAAATATCAAAAAAGTATGGCAACATAAAACTAAAAAAGATGTTACACCTGCTGTAAAGAAAATGATTAAAGACATGGATGTACCAACTCAATTAGCAATTAAACATGCAGGCATTAATTTACTATCAGACTTGGTTGAGATGGCAAAAGATGACGCATATGCAATTGGTATGTCACAAGCAAAAAAGAAATA